GAAGGGTCTGAAATTCTAAAAGATGGAGAAGAATTGCTTTATGCTATAAAGAAGCCCGCAAAAAATGCAGTTATAATAGAGGACTTAAATCATTATATTGATAAGTATTTGAGTATCTTTCCTGCTGGTAAATTGCCATCTGGTAAAGCAGCAAGAGTGAATAAGAAAACTCTATCTGATGCTTTCAGCTGGTTCTTTAAAAATTACATTTATGACTGGGACACCATTCTTAGAGCTGCTTTTTACTACGTAGAAACTTATGAGAAGGATAAATTTAGATTCATGAAAAACTCACAGTATTTTATCAGAAAGCAAAATACAGATAAATCTTGGGATTCTGAGCTTGCTGATTACTGCGAGATTATCCTTCAGGGTGAGCAAGAAGAACCTAACCATTTTTCAGATAATGTTGTTTAAAACTACATTTGAATCTTAGACTAGATTTATTATATTTGCTCTTCCCACTTTTTAGAAATCCAAGTCTTAATGAACAATAAACATCTTTGGAAAAGTCAAAGAGAGGGTCTCTCTGACTCTCTTACCTACCTAAAAGGTAGGATGTTAGGTTCTATTAAGAGTCTGCGTACTCCTTGGGATAAGTTTAATGATGCCACAACTGATGGTTTAGAATGGCATTCTACCACAGTTATTGGCGGAAGACCTGGGTCAGGTAAAACTTTGATCAAAGACCAAATAATAAGAGAAGCTTTCAAACTGAATCCTGCAGAAAACTTTAGGGTTTTGGAATTTCAGTTTGAGATGTTAGCTAGAACCTCAGCTATAAGAGAATATTCCAGCATTCTTGGAAAATCTTATAAGTACTTGTGTAGTGCTGATGGCAAGCTTACTGAAGAAGATCTTAGTATTTGTTATGAGTATGCAAAACAAAAGGTTGGGTTACCAATTGATATTGTAGAAGAACCAATCACTGTTAGTGAGTTTCGTGAAACTATAATTAGTTACATGAATCATCATGCTGACAAAGAAACAAAGGAGTTTACAAAAACAATTGTTACACTTGATCACTCACTTCTACTAAAGAAGTCACCGTTTGAGAAGGATAAGTATGATACACTGTACAATCTGGGTGAAACAATCACAGAGTTAAAAAGGAGATTTCCAATAGCCTTTATAATTCTAACCCAGCTTAATAGGGGTATAGACAATCCTGAAAGAAATGAAGATGGCAAGTATGGTAATTACATTCTTGAGTCTGACATCTTTGGTTCTGATGCTCTCCTACAACATGCTGATACTTTAGTAGGAATCAATAGACCTGGTAAGCAAAAAATCAGATTTTATGGACCAGATAAGTACATAATTGATGATGACAAAATTTTAGTAATGCACTTCCTAAAATGCAGAAATGGAGACACTCGTATGAGTTTCTTTAAAGCAGCATTTGAAAGAATGAGTATTACTGAAATAGCAACTCCGCCAAAACAAGAGAAAAAAATTAAAATTTAATGAAGATTCAAACAAGTACAGCTCCTGCAAATACTAATCCAGGAGCAATTACAACAGAAGAAAGGAGAAAGAGAATTGTAGAATTAAGAGAAAAACATCAGAAAACTTTTGATGCTTTACATGTACCAGATGCATTGTTTTTTCCAAAAATGGCATACTATCCAAAAGGTAGTGGGGGAGAAGAAAAAGTAATTAGCTTTTTTCCTAGTGAGCTCCGTAAGGGATATGATATCTATACAGAGTTTGTTAGCAGAGATTACGAAGTGGAAGATGCTGAAAGAACTCTATGGAAATGGTCATACAATCCTCATTGGGAAACAGAGTATGAATCAACTAATGATGCTGCGCCTCGCTACTTGATACCTGTCAGAGAACTTGTTAAAGTATCTCTTCCGGAAGCAGCACCAATTAATTTCTTTAATAATATTGAAACAGATGCTCCAATATCTGAAATGACTATTAGAGATCTTGCTGCAATTCTTCTTAAAAAACCAGTCAGCACAAAGGTCTGGTTAAATGATTTAATTAAGTAAAATAAATCACATGCAAATTATATTGCCAACAAAAAAGGTTCCTAGAGTATCTTCTAGTCCTGAAAACCTTATCATTTTTAGCAAACCAAAAGTAGGTAAGACCACACTGTTCTCAGCTCTTGATGATTGCTTGATACTTGACCTTGAAAAAGGTTCTAAGTATGTAGAAGCATTAAAGATCTCAGCAGAAAGTGTTGATGAGATCATGGCTATTGGTAGGGAGATCAAAGCACAAGGGTTTCCCTATAAGTACATAGCTGTAGATACTGTTACGGCACTAGAAGAAATGTGTATTCCTCTTGCTGAGCAATTGTATTCACAGTCTTCTCAAGGTAAAAACTGGTTTACAGAAGGTAAGTTAAAGTATGGTACTATTCTCAATATGCCACAAGGTGCTGGTTATCCCTGGTTAAGGGAAGCCATGACAAAGGTTACCAACTATATTAAACTCTGGGCTCCTAGAGTTATCTTCTCTGGCCACGTGAAGGACATCCTTTTAGAAAAGAATGGTACTGAGTTTTCAGCAATGGACTTGGATCTTACAGGCAAGCTTAAGAGGATAATGACTTCACAATCAGATGCAATAGGTTATTTGTACCGCAAAGGAGATACTAACATACTTAGTTTTATGACTAAGGATGATGTATCTTGTGGTGCAAGACCAGAACATTTGCGTAACAAAGAATTTGAAATTTCAAAAATTAACTCCAATGACCAGATTGAAGTAAACTGGTCACAAATTTTCATTGACTAATTTTAAAAAGTATGATTAACACAATTGACATTCCAGAATCAACTGGTAGTTCTATTCCTAAAACATTACAACCTGGTAATGTTGTTTTCAAAGTGCATTCAGTAAAGCTTGATTCACCTCCTTATGACAGAGATGCTTTCAATTTTTCAGTCTCAGTAGAAAGTGAAGAAATTGAAGGTTTTGAAGGTTTCTTGATTGATAAAAATGATGAGAGTCTTGGTAGATTCAAAGGTCAGGTAGGTAATATCAGATTGAATCAATACCCTCTTAAAGATGCTGTTACCAAATCAGGAACAGAAATTAAGAGAGATCTCGAGCTTATCAAGCTTATCAAGACATTCTGTAATGTTGTTGGTGCAACTGAGTGGTTGATTAGTCAAAATGACAAACATGATACCTTTGAAAGTTTGATTCAACAGCTCAATGCTGATAAACCTTTTGCCAATAAATGGATAAGAGCTTGTGTTGGTGGTTCTGAGTATGTAAATAAGGCCGGTTATACCAACTATGACCTTTATACACCAAAGGCTGCTGGTAATACTGTAAGCATGGAAAGTTCAAGTGTTCCTGAATCAGAAAGCAAACTCATGACTTTTGATTCTGAGAAGCACCTTAGAAAGAAGAAAGTAGATGAAGTAAAATCATTTGGTGATTCTACTGTTACTTCCGCTCAGGTGAGCAATGACTTTGTACTTTAATTAATCTAGGGGGAGTGTTTTGCTCCCCCTATTTTTTTATTACTATGGGTATAATAACATCTCAGGTTTATGATATCAAGGAAGTTCCTGATCATTGGATATTTGAAAAGTATTGCAATCTTTCAGAGAAATTACTTGGTCAAAGAGTTTCCATCAAGTCCCCCTTTAATCCAAATGACAAAAATCCAAGCTTTGTAATTTATCTTGGTAATACAGGGTATAGATTCAAGGATTTTTCTACAGGAGTTCAAGGTGCTGGTATTGATTTTATAAAGTTAATATACAATATTGACTATATAACAGCTGTTACTAAAGTACTTAGTGATTACAATGCTGCTGGCAGATCTGATACTTCTGAGATACTATTATCACCTGTAAAGTATGACCTTTCTGAGTTTGTAGTAAGGGGCTGGAATAGTGTTGATGCTAAATACTGGAGTAAATTCAATATTAGCTCATCTGTTCTTGAGTTCTTTAATGTAAAGCCTGTTTCTTCTTACAAAATGAAGAGAATCAGCAATGACTCGGAACATGAAGTTAAGATAGAACT